GTTCGCAAGTTCGTGTGAGAAAGGACCGTAAACGTCGCCCGTATCACAGTCACGAAACGTGATAAGAATGTTCCGAACGCCTACTTGATTGCCGCAATCTGCCATAGCAGTTCTCCTTTAATAGCGGTGATGAAAGATAAGCCGCCTAAGCGGCTTATCAAATTAGCAGTTCGTGAGGAGCTGCGGAGTTGCATTGACCACGATCTGACGAATCCGAACAGGCGGACGATAGATCATGTTCAGATACAACTTGCCGGGAACACCGTTGCATCGAGGCGAGACAGCAAAGTCATCTGTAACTTCGATGTCTTTGTTGATGTCCTCAAACTCGCTAAAAAGCGTTCCGACCTGCGACTTTGCCCATGCGCGCGTCGAACCGAGGATAGCGCGACGATTCGTCCCGCGGGCACCCTCACGAATGTTCGTAGCATCGCTGTAGTAGCCGAGACCATTAAATTGCTGAAGATGTTTTGCAAGCTCCGTAGCAGTCACCGTGGCGAGACGACGAGAAGCAACCGACTGGAAGGTCAAGTTTTCTCGACCTTCTGCATCGTAGCGATTGTTCGTAATGTCAGCCACGATCTGAGGCGAAGTCAGCGAGCCTTGGCCACCGGAAACGGGGACCGTAGGAACAAAGCCAGCTTCAACAAGCTGCTGCATTTCGTCGAAGGTGAAGCAGGACGAGCAGGTTTCCGGGAACGACAGGCAGTCAAGAACACCGAATTGCGGTCCCTGAATGCTAAGTTCCGGATTATCAACTGTCAAGCAGCAAGATTTCGCCGCATAAGCAGCAACTTTCAGCCACGGGAAGTTCGGATCGGTGAGGCAATGCGCCATGCGCGAAACAACAGCCGAGTTCGTATCTTGGGCAAGAATTTGCCCAAGCGAACCCGCATTGTAAGTGTAGCCGTGTCCGAAACACTGAGGCTTATCGCAAGACCAAGCATCTTCAAGATAGTTGATCGCACCATTTTGCCAAGCCACATTTCCGTAAAGCATGGCAAAGCAGCAAACGCAGCAATCGCCGAACACCGTATTGTAGTTCAGCGGAGCTGGATCGTTTGCACCGACCACCGTTTGAGTTGTTGTGATCGTCACACCCGTGGGGAAGTAATTATTCAATCCATGCCAGTTGACATTCGGATTGAGGAAGTTTCCAACAGTCCCTGCGTTGCGAGCTGTGAGCGTGACAACGCCGAGAGCTGCAACCGCCGTATAGGGGAAGTCAGGCGGAACAGCGGCAGCGATTGCGGCAGCAATTGCGGTGGCCGTGTCACCCGTTGAAACAGGAACGCTAATATTCCAGCGACCGTCGCCCCAATAGATGTCAATACGACCGTCAGAAGTTGCCGGACCTGTAACCGTCAGAGTATAGACAGCAGCGACGCCAGTCGGAGCGTCTTGACGCGGAAGAGCAAAAATCTCGATCCGTCGATCACCGCAGCAATTAATTGCGGTCTTAAGGGATTCGGCGAGAACCGAACCAGCACCAAACTGAGAGTCGATGTCTTTGGTAGAAGTAACCTTTGTCAAGACATCAGGAACAATCGTGCTGGAGCCAGGATCGTAATACTGACCTTCCAAAACAACACGGCAAACTTCGCCGAGAATATTCTTGCTCGGATCGAAGCAAAGACGGATAAAACCGTCGCGAAGCGAGTCGATTGCCATATTCAATTACTCCTTGGCAGAGGGGGCAGGGGCTACCTTCGGGGCAGCTTGGCGGGCGGTGTCCGGTTCCACGATCAAATCGTTATGAACTTCAATCAAGCGCATGATATAGGGCGTGCGCTGAACGGTTACAAAGCGGTCTTCAGGGATCATATCACCGCGAGGCGAGGTCCGTGCGACCCGACCGGGAGCGGCTTTGACCCGGATATTTCGAGAGTCCATTGCCATGACAGTTCCTTTCAAATTCTTGCAAAATCGCAAGGGTCAGGTTCGACGCATTCCTCACAAGGATCGCACGGGCGATTAGACCTTGCTCGAAGCACACGTCCGATGATCTGTATTTCAAACGGTTCCTTCGCCAGATCATCACACGAAGGATCGTCGGGTTCGCGACACCAGACTTCGGAGGCGCGAAATCGAAAGGTGATGACGACAGCAAACTCATTGCTCTCGACATCGAGGGATAAATAAGACACTCCGCCGTTGTTTGGAGTTCTATAGCTATGCATAAACGTCAACAAACGATTGCGGAGGCTTTCGTAGTTATAGAAAGCGTAGAAAGGAGTAACAGTTCCGTCGGCCCTATTGTATTTAACAGGCTCATACATGAACTGTATAATGAAATCGCTTGTAATTGTAATTTTTCCGCCACCGTTAGTAGGTTGAGCTCCAGTTTCGCTTATTAGAGCTGTAAACGCAAGCGGCAGAGTTGGAATATTTGTTTTGTTATCAAAAGGATCAACTTCGCTAACAGCAATAGAACGACCGCCAAGGTCTGGAAACCAGACCCCAATTTTCTCAGCTACATCGAGAATTAGAGGGATCGCCATTTCACATAACCCGTCAAAGGTCTACCGCGTTCAAGACTTTCGCGTAACGCAGTATCGGACATTTTTCGACGTTCCATATATCGGGTGCCCTGCCGAAGGTATCCTGCGTAGGGAGTATTTGTTCCAATTATTCCGCTAAATCGAGCTGGAGTGAATCGAATACCGATGCTTTTAACTAGCTTGCCCGTGTCAATTGCAGGATATTCTTTTTCAGGAACATTTACTGAGCGACGAAACCAAACTTTGCTAATTTTGCGACGAGCAAGAACTCCGGTGTGTGGTCCTTTTAACATACCTCTGTAGAGAATTATATCAGCTCGTCGAATAACCCCTTCAACCCAAAGACGAATTGCCGATTCGTCCAAAACCGCTTCAAAAGCACCTGATCGACTTGTGTTAAAATCTATAACTACGTCAGTCATAGGTGCACACCTTTCGGCAGAGAAGCGACCACCGTTGGAGTATCAGGTCGCTGCGCCTCATCGCTTCGTTCGACAAGACGGCACCCGAATTCGTAGCAGGGGGAACAGCCGTCTTCCGTTTGATCCACTGTCAAAATCTTGAACCAGCGCGGCGGGGAGATTCTGCGCTCCTCATATATCCACGCATAGCTTGAAACTTCAAGGTCTGGACGATACCGAATCTTTATGATGTGAGTTCTTTCGTTTCGGTTGTCCATCATAGCTTGCCCATTTGGGCTAAACATACTCCCTCGTTTAGCTTCAATTGAAGCCCAAGTAGCCATGACTTCTTTGCGAATAAGCGTCAAACTACCGTGAGACGTAATAACGTCTTTCTGGCTACAAAGAACGACGCGATGCCGCAAAGCAGAAATCATACGGCATTATCCTTCAACGTTCGCCATATGTCAATCGCCCCCGATGCTAGAGCCGGATTATTGGCGTCCAAATTCAATGCTAAGGCTTGAGTAGAATTAGAACGGCGAATAGCGTCACCAGGATTTTCGATCAAATGAGCAATATATTTAAGCGCACCTATTGCCAGTCCGGCTGGAAGATCACTTTCCGTGCTATATCCAGCAACATATTGAAGCTGAAGTTGTGCTTTGTCGCGGCACGGATTACAGCAACCAATTCCCATATCGCCGGGATGATATGCAATTCGGGCTTCGTTAGTTCCGACAACAACTGGAAGTCGTTCAATAGCCCGCGATGGATCGCCGAACAAATAGGCAAATGGCTCTGCGAATGGAAATCGTGTTTTATGAATAAAATACTTTCCAGGCATCTCCCAAAACGAAAATGGTTGCTTTACAGGTTCAACAAGAACACGTTGGCCACCGAAGAACAAGCCGGTATATTTCTCGGCTGTTTGAATAGCGGCTGCCCGGTAAAGCGAGAGCTGTTCATCTGTCACCGTAATAACATCTTCAGTTTTAGTATGCGTTCGGATGAGACTTAGCGGCAATATCTTTTCAAAGTCGAAACAACGACCTTTCATTGACGCCATATCATTTGTATCGGTGCGAGTAATTTCTCTAAGCATCAGTTACAATCCCGGCACCGAATATCAAAGCACGATATGTGAAAATATCTATTTCGATCACAGTCGTTTGCAGGTTGCTTAATAGTGAGTCGATACTCGTCGCAAGGGCGACACGACATTGGCATTGTAATCGGAAAACGAACTGTTTGCATCCGCTGATCCGTAATGACTTTTCCTAGGTCAATAAAAGGAACAAGCGACGTGTATTCGCGAGGAGGCAAACCGATAGTAGTGCCTACGCTCCAAACAATCGAACGAATAATCCAACGACCTTGGGCATCGGTGATCTTAACCCAAGTTACGTCCCATCCTTGAAATCCGTTATTTGGCGTATATTGAATTAAAGGATTATACTGACCATTAGGCTGCGTTACTACTCCATGATAGGGGCCGGAGAGTGGTAGAATCTCAAACTTGAAGCTATTTCCAGGCGGCGTCAAGTTAACCCCGATGTTAATACTTACATTAGTATTAACTGGAGTATTTGGAGCCTGATAGTTCGTGTTCTGTGGAGGAGGAAAGCCATCAATATCGCCAGATGGACAATTCTCTTCGTTAGCGACAATATCGAAATCAAACGTCGGAACAATTCCGGGGCTGCCAATCGGAAGAGACCATGGCGCGTAATTGATCTGCATGAGATTCGTCTCTCCCGGTCGAAGGCTAACCGGCAAGCAACAGCACGCGTCGCAAACAGCACCGGAAGGGCCACCGTCGCGGGGATCAACAGAGAAATAGAGCATGACTAATTCCTTCCGGTTAGAGTAGGCGGCCCTTTGTAAGGGCCGCCTGAATGTTTACTGCTCGCGGCAGACGAAGCACGGAGCGGAAACCCGGACGACCGGCGGATTGACCGGACAGGCGGGAACACAGTTGAGACGACCCATCGGTTCATTCTCCTCTTTTAGTTACATCTGATCGGATGAATCAGACGATGACTTAATGTCATTTCTTTGTCGAACTCGAATCAGCCCAAGGCGGCACAACCGGCGCGTCAGGGGCAGCGTCAGCGGGCGCGTCAGGGGGAGCGTCAGCGGCGTCAGCGGGCGCGTCAGGGGGAGCGTCAGCGGGCGCGTTATAGCGGTCCATCGCCCATTCCAGCGCAGCATCATCCGGGACGGTTGCATAGTTCAAGTTTAGCAACAATGTCCCAATACTCGACTCAAAAAGGCAAAGTTTGTCATCTTGATTCCATTCTACCTTAATCGAATCAGCGGTGACATTAGGACGGAAGGTAAAATACTTTCTACCTTCAGGGGTCATCCCCGTAAAATACTTCATTGTGACGCCGATGTCGCCATCTGAAGATTCGACGTATCCATCTGCGCGCCTGTAGATATAGAGCATTTCCATTGGCTCTGATCCTTGCTTTAACAAGCGGAGCATTCCGCATGTCTAAGTCCTGCATGATGTAAAGCTGACAATCTTCTTCGACATCAAGCGTTATTGTTCGCCTCGGCATTACTTGTGACAAACGAATTATTGTTGGAGTCAGTAACTGCGGCTCATCTTGTTTAAGCATCAATTTTGAAGGTGGAATGTAGGGTGAAGGCTCGTAGTTACCAACCGATGAAAATACTTCGCAAAAAGCTGATTTCATACCTTTGCGAAGTGAAACAGTGAGTCGCGCAGTCTGGCCTCTGCGGACTCGATAAGGCCCTGCTACCTTTTGCCTCATGGCATCTTCGGACCTTGCCGGAGCATTACGGCTCGGATGCTTGAGGTAGAGCCCGAAATCGGAACAATTCGAACAAACGCATTCGGCCGACAGGGGATCGTGCCACCGCAGATCGTGCGAACAGCAGTCCCAGCGGGAATCGTTACTTGGGCAGGCTCTGTCGGGGCGTTTGTAAAAGCCGGTTGAGAGCAAAGAGCGATTTCGGCTACTGGAGAGAATTGACCCGGAACGCAAGGGTCTTGCGTAGAAGGCGGAGCTGCTTCAAAACCGAACACAGCATTAACTGTAATCGGCCCGACAACTTCAAAAGACCACGCAAACCGCGTGAATTTTCGGATGTCAAAAGAAAAGCTCTGCGCACCATCCCACGCAAGAGTTCCGACATTTTGAATGGCGATATTGGAGTTAACAGGCATCGAAGGTATCTCCTTCAAGGGTTGCGGAAACTAGTGCTTTGATCTAGTCGGTCAATCTTGCGTGAAAGACCTGATTCCGTAGTTCTCTACTCGATTTTGACCTCAGAACGGTGGCCCGAAGGCCACCGTTAATCTTATCAGTTCGCGCCAGCGACGAGGATTCGGGCAGCCGGGCAGCACATCACAAACCCGCCGTCTTTAGCCCCGAATTGATACTTGACGCACCAAGCTGTCGAACCGCCTTCATACTGTTCCATGAACATCGGGCGATGGTCAACAGCCGCAAAAGCCATGTTCCAAACACCAGCCGCCATGATGAAAGAGCCTGCCGCGAAAGGTTGAGCGGTAGAGCCAAGCGTGCCACCTTCGGTCGGGTCAGGCAAGCAGTTTGAAATACGAATCCGCTCACGAACGTCATCCGGCGAGAACGACATCAGACCGTCGCCAAACAGGAAGCGTCCGTCATTGTCCACCATCGAAGCGAAGTAAGCAAACACGTTTTGGTGCATCACCGCGATGACGGGACCACCGTATTCGACAGGATGCGAAGCCCAGAATTGGCGCAAATCCTGATGAGTCGGGTTTTGCGCAGGCGTAGCAACCTTTGTGAAGCAGTCTTGCGTGAGCCAGCCCATCGGTTCGTTGATACCATCGCCGGTAATCAGAGCTTGGTTGCGGTTAATCCGATAGGACCGAGCCGCTGCCCGCATCATGAAGCCAAGCAGGTCGTAGTTTGCTTCGCGCAGGGTATCACGTTGGAAACAGAAAACACCGCGATAGTCATAGGTGTGCCCATTCTTCCAAGTGATGTTGCCTTCGGGACCATATTCAGCATCGCATTTCGCATCGCAATCATACTTCCCAATGTCGCCATAGCTTTGAACATGCGGAAACATGAATGTCGAGCGAGACACCGACACTTGAGCGTAAAGGTCGAGCATCGAAGCACATTCGATCTCGCAGTCGATCTCAATTCCGAGCATTTCGGGCGAGAAGAACGCAGCGTCGAGAGAAGCCGCATCAAACGCTTTACGTTCCGCTTCCGTAAAATCACGAATGATCTTGGCTTTCGATTCCAAACCAACGCGCATCAGCTTGCGAACTGCGGAGCGGTAATCCGAAGGCGTAACAAGATCGTCAAGATTTTCACGAAAATCTTCGTGCGAGCCACCCTTGTAGATATGAACCCGACGCTGAAGTTCAATTGCTGCACGGCGGTCAGAATCTTCAAGGTCTTTGCCACCCCGATAGAGCGGACTGTCCATTTCCTTCTTGATAGTGTTGACAGCTTCCTCGCAAGCCTGAAGTTTTGCCATTGCGTCAGCGACGGCATCAGACATTTTCGACAGCTTGTCGCGAGTTTCACCGTCGGCCTTGGAAATGTCGCCAATGGACTTTTTCAGATTTGACAGCTCTGTTGCATTGGATTCGAAATCGCCCTTAAACCTCTTGACCAAGGACACAGCATCACTAAGTTCCTTAGTAAGAGCTTCAAGCCCTTCGTCACGCAGCTTGTGATCCGCAGGAGCCTCTTTCTTGATAAATGCTCCGCGAAGCGGCGTCAACGCAGTTGAATTCTTAGTATCGTGCATATCTATTCTCCGCAACGATGGTTTCAGAAAAGCCCTTTTAGTTCACCAATCAAGGTGTTAAGAGCGTTTATTTTCTCCTTCGCCACCTGGGCGGGTTGAGGCGTTTCCGCCGAAGCCGGTTTGAACAGCTCTAGGTTCTTCTTAACTACCTGAGTCAAGCGTGCTGCAACATTCCGACTTTTGACAAGCCCTTCGCGAACCAGCGCCTTTTCGAGCTCGGCAATAGAGGCAAACACCATATCTTCGTCATCGGTGTTTGATTCTTTTAGATAGGTCATTATTGCTTCCGGATTTCCAGGAAACACGACCAACGAGATTTCTTCGAGTTCTCCTTTGTTGATCTGAAGATACTCGGTCTTATCAGGCGTTTGTTTGAATTCGTATTCTTCTAGATAGAAACCAACCGAAAAGCTAAAGCCACCAACCATTTTAGCGGCTTCGTAAGCATCCCGAACATAGCTAATATTCAAATTCAATTGGGCTTCGATCCAAAGACGCTCGCCGCGCGTTTCCAAAATGCGAATAGCTCCGGCAGGCTTGTCTCGATCATGTCCGATGAGCAGCTTAATTCCCTTTGGACCATTCAAGCCTTTACGCGCAATAGACTCAGCAAAAGCGTTGACCATGACCACATGATTATAATAGTCAAGGTCAGGCGTCGAAGCCCATCCCGCTATATAGCCATCCGGCTTTTCACCAAGCTCTTTCAATTCAAAATCGGTGGCCGGAACATATTTCAGGTCCAGCCATTGCCGCCGAGCAGGGGCTTCCTTCTCAATTTGCCGTTTGCTGGTCATGCTGGTTCTCCTGATTTGGAGCGCCGTTTTCATCCGTAGCTCCAGCTTCTGCTCCTTCTGCCGCGCCTACCTTAAACGGGGTGGCCGGAAGTTCCGTTGTGGCAGGCCATCCGAACATAGCCCGTTTCTCGTTAGTTGTCAAGAAAGACACAAATGACATGGCGCGCATTGCTTCAGTCCGGGCTTCTACCATAGTCGGGATCGACTCCATGTCAGGGAAGATACGAACGCCCGGAGGGCACAAAGCCCGAGTTAATCCTTCAAACAAAGGTTCGATATACGAAGGCAAGAGCGTATCTTGCCAAAACGAAAGTCGGCTATCTTTGAAATTACCCGTAAACTTCGCAGCATCAGCCGCCCCGAGGCCGCTAATTGCTAGCGGGATACCGAAAGCCCCAAAAATGAGCCGGGCCATGTCGTCGCTCGGTAGCTTGCTGTGAATGTCAGACAGGTCGTTATCCAATTTGTGGATTTCAATTTCGCCTGCATTTTGTAGAACAGGGACTGTCCCCGATCCAGCACCACCAGAGGCTGATTCTTGCCCAAGATGCTCTTTTAGTGCTTCAAGCTGAGGAACAGTAAGTGTTTTAGAGCAAGTCACCATATAACGAACATTCGGATGGCCCGAAGCAGCTTTAACAGCACGCTTCAAAAGCTCGGTGATAACTTGTGCCGGAAGACCGATTGCTTGAAGCGGATTATTAATGTCCTCTCGATTTTGGTATCCCTTGAGACCAGGACGCCAGATTTGTGTCACAAAGCCTTTCGAATCACGACCATTTCGTTCCCAAGAATACTTTGACTGAAAAGTTTGCTTAGGCGATGTCCCATAGACATACTCAACGACAATACCACGCTCGTTCAAAACAGCTTGGACGTGGCGAGTTTCCAATGGATAAATTCCGTTTGGTCTTTCACGATCAGTTGCCATATAAGAAATTCGCAACGGGACTCGACCGTAGCCCGCGAAATTCAGTGTCATCCAATAGCGAAGCTGAGCCGGAGTCATATCTGGATTCGGGTAATCCAGCAAAGCCTGAATATTCTTAACCACCGATGCCTTGTTCTGCTGATCGGCTTTTGGTGCTCGCGAATCAACATCAGCAATCCAACGAACTTGCTGAACAGATTCTGAAATCTTAACAAGGGCTCGGTAAACGATGGGATGTCGAAGTGCCATCTCTAGAGAGATGTAATCCGACATTTTAATGACAGCAACACCAATACCAGAATTCAAGTAGAAAACTTGCGGTTGAAGCGGTGCATCAACCGGGCTTTGAGGTGGAGCAGCTTTAGGTGCGAATAACCTCGGAAGCCTCATAGCAGACCCTTAAATATACAAGACATCGGCGGCCTGTTCACCAGAGTAGGAAATTGTCAAATCTTCAACCGCATATCTGATGGCATCAATACAATGATCGTTCTGATTAGGAGCCGGAAGAGGCAGCGGTTTTCCGTTAGGGTCTGTATGCCATTTATAGTCTCGGATTTCATCAGCCGTAACCGGACAATCGGGCGAAATAACAAGCTCAAAACCTTGCAACCAGTTAATTCCATTTTTGACTGAACCAGCACCTTTTCTTGCACTGTGAATACTGAATCCCTTAGATTGTAGGTATTCAATTGTTTCAGGTCTTGCACTATCTGCGGTAATCGGCCAGTCACGAATTTCAGTAATTGTGTCCATCAGCGCGGGCAGGTCGCGGTTAGAAACCTTATAGCCTACAGCTTCTTCCGCAATATAGACAATACCCTCGTCTTCAAGCACATAGAGTTTAATGATGACGTTTGGGTCCGAGCCGTATCCAAAATCTTCACCAAAGCGAGGACGAATCTTTGGAGGAACATCAATTCGACCAACACGCCAGTTATCGAAGATCGCGACATCGGGATTTTCGTCGTAACCACCTTCCCAGATATGAACGTGCCGTTTTGGATTCTTCAGCGACCGGCGATATTCCGAGGGCATCCGGGTCTGCATGAAGTAGGGGTTATCTCGCCAGCTTACTTTTCGGATATACGACCGTTCCGGAATGTTAGCTCCACGAAAAAGATTATCAACTGGGTCTGTGCGATAGCGCGGATTCCACGACCAAATCATTCGCGACCCTAGCGTCCGAACAGTCGGGATAATAATTTCAACCGACTTAGCCGTAAACATATGCGCTTCTTCGCCCCAGAAGATAGTGCAACCTTCCAAAGACTTTGCACTGTCGGGGTTACGATCCATACCAATGAAAGAGAATCTTGATCCAGTCGAAACGTTAACAAGTTCTCTTTCTGTTTCGGTAAAGAACGCTGACATATTCATTTTCTTGATTTTAATTTGCAGCAGTTCTTTCACTGAGTCTTTGATCGAGTTTTGAAACTGACGACCGCAGACAATCCGCTCCTCTTTCTTACACGAAGCACCAATGATCGCTTCCCCAATACTATGTGACTTTGCGCCTCCACGGCCACCGTAGAAGGCGTAGTGCTCGATAGGTTCTTGGGTATCTGGAAACTTACCAGTCCAAAGCGGTAGGTAAACTTCCGGAACGATCAAGTTATCCATGTCACACAGTTCGGCGAATTATTGGCGTTCGGGGCGCTCGCGTGATAGTCGCACTTTGGTATGTTTTGGCGACTTGAGCTTGACTGTTGCTTGATTGAATATTTGGATTAACGATCACCGATGCTTGTCGGTTTCCGCTTTGACGACTGATTTTCTTACCACCGCATCCGCAACCCATATTTGGCTCCTTAGAAGATCAAGTTGATAATACCCACGAAAGCGAGGGCCAACGTGGCTCCGATCACAATTCCGCGGAACAACAAGCAGCAGCCGCAGGAAGTCCAAAAGTAGTTAGAAAACTTTGAAGTCCAGTGTGACGGAGTAGCACACCAAGTCGGCATCAGCTTCTGGCTTACCCAAGCCATAGCATTTGAAATCCAATTATCTTCCCACTCAACTTCATCATTAACAACGCCGTAGTCAA